TAAAATTTGAAAATGGAGTAGAAGTAAAACCAGTAAAAAATAGATTAGTTATATTTTCTAAAAAACTTTATCATGGGGTTGAAGAATTTACAGGAACAAGAGTATCTGTCAATATAAACCCATGGGACACAAAATTATACAATGATACAAATATTTGAAAAATTAATACCAGAAGAAGTATGTGATATACTTATTGAAGAAGGATTAAATCGTCCTCAGCTAAATGCTGGGATTGGCGAAGATAATCTATTGTCAGAGGGTAGGTCTACTAAAATATCTTTTATTGGTAACTCTGTTGTTAGTAAATACATAGAACAAATGGTAGCCTCTAAGTATGAAAACTATACTATAACTGAAGCTGAAGATTTACAGTTTGCAACTTACAAAGTAGGAGATTTTTATGGATTACATAAAGACTCTGATGAAACAAATGGAAGAATACTTAGTGTAACTGTGCAGTTATCAGACCCCTCTGATTACAAAGGTGGATTTTTACAGTTTCAACGCGCACATAAATCTACAGCAGTAGAAAGTGCACGAGGTACATTAGTAATCTTTCCATCTAACTTATATCACGAAGTTACTCCTGTTACAGAAGGAGTAAGATACTCGCTAGTACAATGGTTTAAAGGAACAGTAAATGAGAAATAAGTATGACTACTATCCAACACCTGAGTGGTGTTATGAAAATTTACCAATAGACTGGAGTCAGTTTGAGGTTGCACTTGAACCAGCTGCAGGAGATGGTAGAATTGTAAACTTTCTACAAAATAAAGGTATTACTATGGATTATTGTGAATTACAAGAAGGAATAGATTTTTTTGAGTGGAGAGGAGAATATGATTTAGTTATAACTAATCCACCTTTTTCACTTGCACAAGAATTTATAGAACATGCATTGAGTATGTCAACTACAGTAGTAATGTTACTAAGAATAAATTTTTTAGGGAGTCAAAAGAGATACGACTTTTGGAGTCAGTTTCCACCCGATGGAATGTTTATTCTTAGTAAAAGACCTTCATTTACAGGTAAAGGCACAGATGCAACAGATTATGCATGGTTTGTTTGGAGTGATAGAGAAGACCTACAAGGTTTTCATTGGATAAAATGAAAGCGGTATTATCAAACAGAATATATTTAGATGTTCTACCTCACACTAAAAGTAAAATAGATAGTGAGCTAACTTATGCTATCCCTTCGTTTAAGTATGGAGACCCGCCACAGATTATAAAAAATATGGGCGTAATCAGAAACGATTTAGTATCTATTCCAAGTGGTAGAGAGGATTTAATACCAATAGACCACGAGATAGTAGACAAGCGAATCTTGAAACCTGTAAAGTTTCCTCCATTCATATTCGAGTTACGACCAAGTCAGCAATCAGTCTATGATGAGGTAAATGATAGTGCTATAATTAATGCTTGGGTCAGCTGGGGAAAGACTTTTACAGGTCTTGCAATAGCTGGTAAGCTTGGGCAAAAAACATTAGTAGTTACTCACACTCTTGCATTAAGAAAACAATGGGAAAATGAAGTGAAAAAAGTCTTTGGATTTACACCTGGAATAATTGGTAGTGGAAAATTCGAAACTTCCCAACCTGTTGTAATAGGTAATATACAATCTTTATACAGAAGAATTCCAGAAATAAGACAAGAATTTGGGACAGTCATCTTAGATGAAATGCATCATGTGTCAAGTCCGACTTTTACTAGAATTATAGATAAGAGTTGCGCTAGATATAAGATAGGCCTTACAGGTACATTACAAAGAAAAGATGGTAAACATGTTGTATTTAGAGATTATTTTGGAGATAATGTCTTAAAACCACCAAAAGAAAACTTTATGACCCCAAAAATAGATATACTAAAACTACCTATAAGGTTCATGGACGGAAACTCTATACCTTGGGCTAATAGAATAAATGAACTCGCATATAACCCAGAGTATCAAAATTCTATAGCCATGACTGCAAGTGCATATGCTGCACGAGGTCATAAAGTATTAGTAGTAAGTGATAGAGTAGATTTCCTAAAAGCTTGTACTAAAATGACAGGTGATACTGCAGTTTGTATTACAGGAGAGATACCACACGACGAAAGACCTGATTTAATTAATCAGATATTTACAGATAAAAACATACTGTATGGGACTCAAAGTATTTTCTCTGAGGGCATCTCTCTAGATATTCTTAGTTGTTTAATTCTTGGAACACCCGTAAATAACGAACCACTACTTACACAATTAGTGGGAAGAATAATTAGACGCTATGAAGATAAAAAACAACCTACAGTAGTTGATATTAACTTAGTAGGAAAAACTGCGAGTCGTCAAGCAAATGCTCGACTTGGCTACTATATTAAACAGGGATATGAGATATCTACCCTGTAGTAACCTTCGAAAAATATTACTTGACAAAGTCGTCAAATTTTGTTATAATATAACATTATGATAAAATATGATATGGAAAAAATAATGAGAGTAAGCGATGGTGACCCTACCTCTATTCTCACAGTAATACATATTTTAACATATAATAGAATACCTTCTAGCAATAAAGACCCAATATATAAATATTATGGTAAAAGCTATTTAGGTAACAGCTTTCTTGCTAATCCAAAACAATTATTAGTAGAAAGAAAAAACTATAGTAACTTAGAAGCTGCAAATTATGTAATAGTAGCTTCTTATCGCAATTACCACGAGTATAAGAGAACTGGAGATACTACATTACAGGTTCTTCATTTCCCTTTATTCGAGGAAATAATAAATGAAAACAGATTGCTTCGTATAGAGAATGGAGTGATTCATTTTAAATTCGAAGATAACGCTAAACAATGGAGTAAAAATGGCAATTAAATTCAATCAAGTTAAGGGCGAAGCCCAAAAAAGCAAAATTAATCAATACACTTATGTAGAAGGAGATAATAAATTCCGTCTAGTAGGTGATATTCTACCAAGATATGTCTATTGGATAAAAGGAGAAAATAACAAGAACATTCCTATGGAGTGCTTGTCTTTCGACAGAAATACCGAGACATTCAACAACAAAGAAAAAGACCACGTTCGTGACTTTTTCCCTGACTTAAAATGTGGTTGGGCATATGCTCTACAAGCTATTGACCCAAAAGATGGACAAGTCAAAGTAGTAAACTTAAAGAAAAAACTGTGGGAACAAATAATGGTAGCCGCAGAAGATTTAGGAGACCCTACTAATCCAGAAACAGGTTGGGACGTTTGTTTCCAAAGAGTTAAGACTGGACCAATGGCTTTTAATGTTGAGTATAGATTACAAGCATTAAAATGCAAACCAAGACCATTAACAGACGAAGAGATAGCTGCAATTGCAGACCTCAAGTCAATGGACGATGTTCTACCTAGACCAACAGCAGATGCTCAGTTAGAGTTATTGCAGAGAGTAACTACACCTTCTGAGGACACACCTGATGAAGTTGCTGACGAGTTCAGCATTTCGTAAGGAGGGATTATGTATACAGTAGGTAACAGTTTTCCAGATGTTTCTATGCTCGCCGTAGATGAAAACAATGAAATTATCAATATAGATGTTCTTTCGAATGAATGGACAGTTGTGTATTTCTATCCAAAAGATTTTACTTTCATATGCCCAACAGAAATAGCGGCTATGGACATACTGCTAGAAGAAGCAGATGTGATAGGAGTTAGTGGAGATAATGAGCATTGCAAACTAGCATGGAAAACAGTCAATGGTCAAATCAGAGAAATCAAACATTTATTAGCTGCTGATTGTGGACTATATCTTTCAAATGAGTTAGGTATAGTTGATGATTCAAATGGAGTACCATTTAGAGCAACTTTTATTATTGACCCTGATAACACAATCCAACATGTATCAGTAAATGCGTTAGATACAGGAAGAAACGCAAACGAAATTCTTAGAACTCTGAGAGCACTCAAAGCTGGAGGACTAACAGGTTGTGAATGGCAGCCAGGAGACGAATTCGTAGCATGATTCTATTTACGGCAGACTGGCATATAAAGCTAGGGCAGAAGAATGTGCCGCTTCCCTTTGCGTGTAGCAGATATAAACTTTTCTTTGAAGAAATATATGAGTTAGAAAAGTCTGCTAGTATGCATATTATCGGGGGAGACTTATTTGATAGAGTCCCTTCAATGGACGAAATTACTTTATATTTTGATTTTATTAAAGATGTAAGTATACCAACTATAATATTTGATGGTAACCATGAAGCAACAAAGAAAAATAAGACATTCTTTACAAATCTTAAGAGAGCAACTACAGATATCAATGAACTCGTTACAATAGTAGACGAAACAACTGAATTTGAGTTTGGAACTATACTTCCATATGCAGACCTACACAAGAAAGGGTCTATTGAAAAGTGTAATCCAAAATTGCCGCTCTATACTCATGTGAGGGGTGAGATACCCCCTCATGTGACACCAGAGGTAGATCTCTCTAGATTTGATAAGTTTCCTGTAGTTTTTGCAGGAGACTTACATAGTCATTCAAATACTCAAAGAAATATCGTATATCCAGGAAGTCCTATGACTACTTCTTTTCACAGAGATTTAGTAAAAACAGGCTTCTTGCTAATACATGATGATAATAGCTGGACTTGGGACGAGTTTCACTTGCCTCAGCTTTTACGCAAAACTGTATCAGACCCAAGCGAAATGTTGCCAACAATGTTTCACCATACAATATACGAAATAGAGGGAGATGTAGCTGATTTAGCTAACATAAAAAACTCCGAACTTCTTGATAAAAAAGTAGTAAAAAGAGCTTCTGAAGCTACCTTAAATCTTAAGGACTTAACTATGGAAGAAGAACTCGCAGAGTATTTGAGTGCTATTCTTAATTTAACAGATGATAAAATACAGAATATTATGGGAGTATTTAATGATTATTCTAAAAAAGCTACAATGGGATAATTGCTTTAGTTATGGGAAAGACAATACTCTGCACCTTAATGATAGTAACCTTACCCAGCTCGTTGGGACAAATGGACAAGGTAAGTCTTCCATACCACTTATTATCGAAGAAGTATTATTTAATAAGAACTCAAAAGGCATTAAAAAACAAGAGATTCAAAACAGGTTTGTAAATCAAGGCTATTGGATTAATCTTACCTTTTCTGTAGATGACAACGAGTATGAAATAGATGTAACCCGTAAGGCAAGCATCAAATGTAAGCTGTATGAAAATGGAGTAGATATATCCTCTCATACTGCTACAAACACCTATAAGACAGTTCAAGAATTACTTGGACTTGACTTCAAAACCTTTACACAGCTAGTATATCAAAATACAAATACATCACTTCAGTTTTTAACTGCGACAGATACAAATAGAAAAAAGTTTCTCATTGATTTGTTAAAGTTAGACGAATATGTAGAATTTTTTGAGATATTTAAGGAAGCTTCAAGAGAAATATCTCTTGAGATAAATAGCTACAACAGTAAGTGTGATACGATAGTAAAATGGTTGAATGAAAACAAATTAGAGACTATCAATGTATTGCCGATAAAAAATTTACCAAAAATCTCACAAAAAGACGAACAAGATTTACAGTCTTTACGTAGCGATTTTGAAAAAATTTCAGAAAAAAATAAAAAAATTATAGACAATAATTTTAATCTTGAGCAGTTGAAAGAGCTTGAGAATAGTGAGTATCTGTCTGTCGTAGGAGAAGAGATTTCTCTTGACGCTATGTCGCAGAAACTTGGGACATTAAATGCCCAAGTGTCTGATGCTTCAGCACACTTAGAGAAATTATCTGAACTTGAAGGGCTATGCCCAACTTGTGAACAAGAAATCGACTATAATGAAGTTGAGAGACTTATATCTATGTATAAGTCAAACAAGGAAAGTGGTTCCGAAAAAATCGCGAACCTTCGTAATGAAATGGTTGAGGCAAAAGAGCACAATCGAA